GCATCTTTTAACACAGAAGCAAAATCATTCCATGTATTTATTGTTTTCTGCATAATTTGCATAAGGTGCCGGATATATGCTTGTGAACGATGCACATCACCTTCAGTCATCTCGTCATGGAATGTTTCTGTGCTAATCCAGTCCCATCGAGAATCCCAACTATTCATCTTAGGTATAAAACGCTCTGCTGCATTGTCTAATATTCTTGATAAATCTTCTGAACTATTAGCAGACACAGCGTTATGCAAAAGATATTTGCTCAAAGCCATATTCTCTTTAGAATTATGGTCTGCTAATTGGGCCAGCATCATTTGGACGGCCACTTGTTCGCTTATATCTCCGTTTCTTGCAAAAACATTTGTATTCGTTCCACTTAAAGTACGGCCATGTAACTCATACGCATAATAATTTTCACCGTTCAGACCTTTTTTGACAGTCTGTTTCATTCCCAGTGCGCCGGATAATGACTGGAAGGCTTTATCTACACCTGTCCATTGGTCTGCGGCTTCTAATCGTTTTAGTAATTCCGGGTCTCTACCTGCGGCTGTGTCAAAGAATTTGGTTTGGTCGTCTACACTTTGTTTGGGACCATTCTTTTCTATCCAGTAACGATGCCATAATTCGGTAGACTGGGCGATACGCTCGTTTTGGGTTAACAATTCATTATTGAAAATACGCATATTTCCAATCATTAAGGCATCTGGATCGGATAGATTTAACTTGTCAATATTCAAATTACGATAGCTTTGTGCCCATGCTTCATTGGCTTGACGAGCAGCTTCTGTAACTTTATGTGCCCGATATATTTGATAAACTAATGTTCCTATGCCAACAATGGCTCCAGAAAGCCAACCGATATAGGGAATTGAAAGAAATAATTTCCCCAATCCTAAAAGAGAAGCATTACTGATTTTAGTTAATATATTAGCAACTTTACCACCTCCAATGCTACTATTTGCAATAACATTGCCCGCTGTATTTCCTCCAACAAACCATTGTTTAATTTTACTTCCACCATGTAGTAAACCTCCACCTAACGCATTGAAAATAGCCTGTCCCTTACTTAAATTATGGCGGTTTTTTTCTATATTATATATACGTACCATATAAGTAAGTGCGGTAAATAGTGGCTTTAAAAAGAATTTAGATAGCCAATCCCCCATGAATACTCCGCGAATCATTAATGCCGTACTTAATATACTTTGTCCAATGCCAGCAATAATCCCTAATTCCATTTGAACTTTTACAAACCATACAATTCCATTTTTTAGCCAATTGGGTAGGAAATTCCAAATAGACATGATCTTTTTAAATACATCAACGATAACATCTAATACTTTAATGAACATGTCCATTGCATTTCTCAATGCAGTTGCAAATTCTGTGGATTTCATTAACTCAATCATGCGTTGTAGAAAGTCTCGGATTACCCCTTGCATTTGTTCAAACCCTTGCATTCCTGTTTCTGTAAATGCCGAGGTCATCTGATACCAAAGACCTTGTATGGTGTTTTTCTTTTCGTCAGCAAGGTCGGACGCAAGCCCCATTGATTTTTTATTGAGTCCGGTTACTTCTTGCATTTTTGCTACATTATTTATTAATGCTAGTGCGCCTGGAGCTGCTGTTACCCGAAACATCTTGTTGATTAGTGTTGAGAAATCACCAGCACTCATGGTTTGCTGTTTTTCATGTAAATCACTTAAAATGTCAGAGAGATTCCGAAGATTTCCGTTTTTATCTTTGGTGTTGATGCCTAATATGTCCCATGCTTCTTGACCTCTTTTAGTAGGGTTCATCATATTTAATAGCATCATACGTAACGTAGTACCTGCGTGAGAACCTTTGATACCGGCATCGCCTAATACACCAAAAGCTGCCGAAGCAGTTTCAAAATCTAACCCTGATTGATGGGCGACAGTACCGGCATATTTAAATGATTCAGCTAATTCTAACAATGTTGTATTCGTTTTTGTGAACGTCATCGTAAGAATGTCTGCTGTGTTATCCATTTGTTTTGCTGGGATTTCATAAGCGGTCATAATGTTGGTTACAACATCCGCTGTTTCTCCCAAATCTGTATCACCTACAAGTGCAATATCTGATATAGGCCGGATGGCATGTTTTATTTGATCGACATTAAATCCTGCCATAGCTAAGAATTTTCCAGCTGATGCAACTTGTGGGGCTGTATATTTAGTCTCAACACCGACTTGGCGCATGAGCTGGTTCATTTCATTAAACCGACCTTCAAACCCTACACCTTTATCGTGAGTCTGGAGGATATTTTTTGTCGTTTTGGCTATATTGTCATAGGTAGAAGCATCTCTAAATACAGAAGTTACCCCAGACATTAAAGAGCTAAGCCCATAGGCAATTCCCATACCCTTAATCATTTCGCCTGCAACATTTGTACCTGTGTTGGCGTATGTTGGACCTAATACTTGCCGAGTAGATGGATACAGATAAGTACTTCGTCCTGCTCCAGTCTGTCGTGTTGAAGTGGAAGTTGTATTTCTAGTTGTGCTACCAGATACCCCCTTAGATGCGCCAGCGGCACTGGCTGTAATGGTTATTTTACTATTCGACTTAATCTGTTCTATTTTCTGTATTAACTTATCAAGACTACTTATTGCTCTTTCTGTATTAGCCTTTGGCTCAATCGTTTTACCATTTATAGAACTAATAGCTTGATTCAATTTCTTTATATCCGAAGTTGAATATAAAGGTTTACCTAATGCAGTCTTTGCCTGTGATTTTATATTATTGAGTTTAGTTAAGATGCGATCTAAACTTGCTTCGGCTGCACTTGTATTGATTTGTATGTTTATAGGTTTGGTCTTAATAGAAGCCAATGCTGAATTAACCTTACCGATGCTTTTTGCAACAATATCAAATCGCTTTGTTAATGCTTCCATTTCAGCTGTGGCCTGCTGAAATTTACGTATAGACTCTAAAGCTGGATTAGAGTTAACGTTTATCTGATAATTAACAATATAATTTTCTGCCATCTTTTTGTATTTTGATTTTCTAAAGAATAGCGGTTTGGTACCCTGAAAGATTGAAAAAGCCCCTTATCCGACAGAGGATAAAGGGCTACGTAGAAAAAACGAGTAATAAGACACTTTACGCAAGCATTCCAAGTGCACTTGCTTGTTGAGTTATGAGCATTTTGCTGTGGAGCCATACGGCATCTTCAGAAAGCATTGCAAATTCTTCATCGTTTAACTCATCAAGGTTTACGCTGGGAAAATAATGACGGATAAATATCAGTCTATGACGAATAAGTTGATCGTCTTTTACTTCCCAGCTTTTGATAAATTTACGAGTTTTCCTTTGCGCAACTCGATAATTTGAGCCAGGTGTGGCATCAAGCCATAGATGAACAAGGAATCATCTTTAATCAGTTCTTTATCGCCATCGACAAAGCAATCTTTTGCCAATTCTCGCATGGCACCGGCCTGATCCTTTTGGGAGAGAGACAAATATTTACTGAATGTCGGGAAAGGCGGCTGTTTAAAATAACCGATATAATATGGCTTTTCGCCTTCGTCTTCATCTCCTTCCACAAAAATCGGGAATACACGTTTTAGTTTGGGATCTGAATCTTTCAGCTCTTTTACTTTCTTTTCAATCTCGGTCTGAATATCTTCAGGCAAGAAAAAGTCTTCGTTTACATTTTCCATTATAATTATGATTATTGATGTTTATCCAAGAATAGTAATTATAATGTTGGTAGGTTGTGTGTGAATGCAAATAAAATGTTAAATGTATATTCTCTGTATTATTTTATTTGGTATATAAAATAAAATCTATTACCTTTACAACATATAAAAAGCAACGCCTTACTTTCTTGTAAGGAAATGAGCCACTCATAAGTGGCTTTTATTATTTTTATGAGATATTTTGTTATATGAAACACGCATTGAATATAGAAGAACAGATAAATAAACTCAAAGAACATGGTATGGTCTTTGAGGATGAAGAGAAGGCAAAGGAGATTTTACTAGATGTGGGGTATTATAGATTGGGATTCTATTCTTTTCCGTTTGAAAAAACTTTTCCCAGTCTAAGGAATCGCAACCATAAACTGTGTAAAGGCACTTCTTTTAAGGAAATTGTGGATTTGTATTATTTCGATTATGATTTGAGAAGGGTTCTATTGAACGTATTAAATAGAATAGAAGTCAATATCCGCACAACTATCACATATATTATATC